CACCGTTTCAGATTTCCGGTTCTCAATCATACAGTCAATGACCTCATTAAAAGCCGTACCCTTGTCGGCAGCTTCGCTGTCAAACGGTTTACGGTTAATACGGTCTATCAGTTCTTGAAACTGCTTCTGCCGAAACTCTTCTTCCGTACATGGTGGATTCTCACTCCACCCATAATAACGCTCATATATGACATCGCTATTAAGGTAATTGAAGTAAGAATCCAATAATGTTGCATATATACGATAATTAGGCTGCATCTGAGTAGATTTTAGTTTCCTTATTGAATATCAGTCCCAAAGCCTTTACCTTTGCAGCAAACAAACTTCTCGCCATCACCAAAGAACTACCAACGTGTTCAAACTCATTAATATGAGAGGCGAACTCATTAGCGGACTTGGCATCAGTTATAAATTCGATACTTTCTTTGATTTCCTCTATCACCTTATCATACTTTTCCTGTGCCTCTTTCTTGGCTGCAAGCATACCCAAATACGAATTGATTATCTTGGCAGTGATAAAGTCGTTCTTTGCGGTTGGATTACCATTCTTGTCAAGGATGGTAGGAACCTCCATTACTGAAGGAAGATTGCAAGTATTCTTACCGTCATTTCTTGAAGTTGGGTCAAAAGTGATGGTACGTCTTTGGACGCCTCTTTCGCTTTTCATTTCAAGATAACCGAGCAAATCCAGTTCGGTAACGATAGAGTTGTAGGATTTTTCACGCAAGGCAGGGATAAACACCGTATCATCACCTTCTTTTCTTGTGTCGCGATGGGCAACGAAAATGATGTGCTTGTTAAGCCCCGAAAGTGTTCGTGTCATCCATGAAAATTCGGCATTGATACCGCTCCAATCCTTGATAGACGGTTGGCGGCTACCACATTTATAAGTAATGATGAAATCCATCATCTTACCGATTGTATCAACTACAATGGTCTGATAAGCAGACAAATCCTCCTGCAAGACCTGTTGAACATCACTCCATGAAGTGACCTGTACAGTATCTATGTTTTCCAAATGCGCCATATTCATACGCTTAACACCATTATCGAAATCCAATAATAACGGTTTCGGTGCGCTCAATGCCACTGTTGATTTTCCCATACCAGCCTGTCCGTAAATCATCATCTTTACAGTGGTAGGGATTACTAATTCATTTGATTTTTTTATAAGACTCATAATCGTAAATATTTAAAAGGTTAATCCAATTGTATCTCTCGCCATTATTCCGCTGACATTCGCCAGCGACAAGGCTTGTTTGATTTCTGTTTTTGAATAATAAGGGGGGGAATTTCGGCTTTCTCCTTTTCTGATAGGCTTTATCAGTTCTTTATTCACAAGTACATTGAACCGCTTCCAGTCTATTCGCATCATCCTTAGCCATTTCTTTACATCCCTCAATCGGATAAGGTCTTGTGCCGGCTCATATGCCTTGACCGCCTCCATATAACCAACCTGATAACTGTCTATCATAATGGATTGGATTTCTTCTATATTCATTCCGCCCTCCTTATTATTTCAATCCGTTCTACTCTTAATTCTCTTCCTCTTCTCATTTCGCTCTGTTCGTGATAAAGCGATAGAGAAAATATACATAGCAAACTATAAGCTACAGACATACGAACTGTTGGTGAAAAATCCATTGTAAGTTTCACACCGGCTATCCGTTCGTAAAGCATGGTAGCAAGCTCTCTCCCATTCCGTACATGCAATATATCAAAAGCCTTTTGCAACTGGTTGTTAATTGTGCTAACCGCCCGACATTTGATATTGGCAATTTCCTTTTTCTCATACCCTTGCGCATACATCCGTGCTGTAACCTCGCATTCAGGGGTGAGTTCTGTAAATACCCGTTCCATAATCGTGTGAGCTAATGATTATTTCAGTCGTATAAGCGAAGAAAAACCTGGGCAATCTGTTTTTGATACCCTATACATAATGTCAAGTTTTCCTTTCAACTTCTTCGTGAGCCGTGCTTCTTTGTTTCTTCGGGCAGCTTCCATTTTTATCCCAGTGTGCCGAGAGTCTTCAAAGGGGATTCGATATATATCCCCAACCTTTATACTATCAAATAACTTAGTTGTCTGATAGTTCTCATCTACTTTAATTTCCTTTATCATACGCTTTAATTTTGAAAAAAAATAGTGGTGATAGCAGGATTTGAACCTGCATAAATTGCTAAGTTTATTGCCGAGCAACGCGTTTCCTATTCCGCCATATCACCGGAAAAAGGTGCGCTATCTTCACAGACGGTACACCCAGTACAAACACAAAATAAAACACGACAAAACAATTTTAACCACCCGTACAAGGGTAAAGGGGTAGCTTGTACTCAGCATCCCTCACGGCTTTTAGTACGGTATAGCACTGACCTTTTCTGTGGCTTTGTTCCCCTGAACCAATTCGATTGGCAACATCACGTTATAATCAGGGGATTTTCTTAACTTTGAGGTGTCAAATCTAAAAATTAAGAAGTATGAAACAGTTTATTGAAATTCCCCAAGACGGGGAATCTGTACTGATTAATGTCAATCACATCGCTGCTGTCAAGTCTAAATCATTTGGTGATGAACAAGGATGTGAAATATTTGTCGCTACCCCTTATCAGAGGGAGCATTGGACTGTCGAGACTGGATGCCTAATAATCCAATCCAAGTTTTCACTCTCTCATCTTCGCCAGCTGATAGAAGAAGCTCTTTAGAGGTCTTACCGTCAAGGATGAACTCTACCCAAGCTTGAACGGCTTGAGTAGTTGAATGTGTGCCTACTTTCAGCAGAAGTTCTTTGCGTAACTTCTGCTCTTTCCTTTTTCTGAAATACTGAAGTATTCTTTTAATCATCACTATATATTTTAAACTTCAACCGTTTTTATTGCCTGTAAAGCCCCCTTTTCATTTCTTATAATTACCATTATATCCTGCTTTGGTATGGCAGCTCCATATTTTTTTATTGACTTACGGGCCTCTTTTATCCCCTTACTTATTTCAGACAAAATTTTATCCATTAATTCTTTTTTCATAATTTGCTGAATTAGAGTTAGTACCCGTACCCTAATCGAATAGTAGAACCTTATTTCAGTTCAGTACGGGCTATATTAGACCTTTCAGCGATACGGACACCTGCCCCGCATACTTGACACCGTAAAGATGATTTTCGGTGCTGAAAGTAAAGTTCATTTCAAATCAATATAGCCTACTACCAGTCACCGCATCCCTGCTATGGCAGCTTCTATATTTCGTTATCTTGGTTAATCTTGTACGGCTTATGAATTACACCGCAAAGGTTTTCACATACTTGTCAAAGAACTAATCAATAGTGCCCTACCCGATTCTCGCTATCAGTTGCCGTTCAATCCGTCAATAGGGCTGTCGTGCGTGATATAATCGTGTGATTAATCATCATAAAAGAACTTCTCGCCCGGCTTTCTGAAAAGCCAGTAGCTTGCATACAAGCAGCTTAATACTATCAATGCCTCTATCATACTGCCATTCTATCAAGTTGAAACTCTATATAATCAATCTCTTCTTGAATAACCTCTAAGGCTTCTTCTTTCGTATCGGTGTTGCAGAAAACGCATGCCTCTGCATCAGACATTTTATCCACCTCTTCAAGTTCTTCACAAGCCTTATCTAAAGCCTTTTCAAAAGCATAAGCTTCTATACTATCACATACTCTATAGTTTCTCATATCAGGCAATTTTTAAAAGGTTAGCTTTCTTGTAGCATCTGAACTCTTGGCGTTCTGTGTCGAAATAGGTCTGGACTGTATCGTTCTTCTTTCTGTTGTCAGTACCAGTGATGGTAGGCATCAGCTTTTCATTTAGTGTACCGTAGGCTTCTCTTACAGAACCATCCACCTTTTGAAAGTAGAATTTCACAATCTTGCTTTTCATCTGCAATTTCAATTTCATGTTAGCCCAAGCGCACTTTAATGCTTCTGACATCGTAAAACCGTTCTTGCGAACAAACTGCCATGCAAGACTCATAACTTCGTGTAAAAAATTCTTCGTGCTCATAATCGTGTGATTTAATATGTTTATACTATTGCACCTTATTTGTAAGTTGCGTATCTTTGTATCGTTATCGTGATGCAAAGATACTGATTTATTTTCAGTACAAAATAATTTTACTGATTATATTTCAGTAATAAATATTATTTAACTATTAGGGTAGTTTATACTTTATTATAATATGAAGAAAGAAAATTGGGCTTTAGGATTGAGTATTGTGGCAATGACAATTGCTATTATAGCGACCTGCATAGCCGCATATAGGACTCCCGAGTTAGGATTTGATTACCAAGGAGTGATAGTAGGAATATTGTCATTATTGGTTACTGTATTGATAGGATGGAATATATACACATTCATCGATATAAAAGGTACAAGTCAAAAAATTGATAAGTTTAGAGCTGAATTTGAAGGAAAAATAAAGAAGTCGAGTTTAGAAACACAATTTGATGTAAAAAAGGAAATGATGAGAGTTGTTCCAATTCTCATTGCCCGACAACATGGAGATTTAATAAGCTCTTTACAGTTTATGTTTAAAGCATTTCATGAAAATAAAGACGATGGAGGCTTTGCCAAGATGTTGGCAAGAGAATATATTTTGCAGACTATTATGGCTTTGATAAATAATGAAAATAAAAACCTAATAAGCCATCTCATAAACGACATGAAGGGCACTCTTAAGGTTGAGGAGATAGAAGATTTTCTACATGAATTTCTGAGCTATAGCGAAGAAGAAAAGCATCAACGTTATGCTGGGATGCAGAATGTACTCCTTGAATTATTGAAAGCGCAATCCTAATATCCTCTTTAGGAGTACCAAATTTCATTAATAGCTCAAGTAATGTAATAACTGTTATTTTACTGATGTCATTAGGAATCAATTTTGCAAGTTCATTATTCATATCAATAAAACAAAAGCGACCAACCCCAAAGTTGCGGTTTGAGGAAGTCGCCTATATAGTCCCTTACGGGAACAGTTAAACAATTTAATCAAAATCATCCGCAACTTGATTTCGATGCAAATATACTGATTTTATTTCAGTAAAACAATTAAGAGTTATGAATACACGAGAAAGATTGAAATTATTTCTTGCTTCTATCAATATAAGTGAAGGGTCTTTTGAGAAAGCAACTGGATTAGCTAAAGGATTCGTCAGTAAAGTCGGAGATAGCATTAGAACATCATCGCTCGAAAAAATTAAATCTGTTTATCCTAGTCTTAATACCTCTTGGCTTCTTACTGGAGACGGAGACATGCTTATTAACAACAATTTTCCAAAAGAAGATATTCTCACTCAACCAGAGCAAACGTCCGCCGATGCAACATATAAGCTCATTCCTGTTATTCATATTGATAGCGTAGGAGGAATGCACTCGAATAACGAAATCGAAGGAGAGCCACAATACATTGAAGGGTACGTTCCTTTTGTAAATGCAAAGGATGAAGATAGGGCTATATATCAATCAGGAGATAGTATGATTCCGACCATACCACCGGGTAGCCTGATGCTAATACGTGAAGTTGCTAATTGGAGAGAGTATTTTGGCTATGGGAATATATTTGTTATTGTGTTAAAAGACGGAAGACGCATAACTAAGGAAGTGGCAAGATATGAAGAAAATCCAAAGGAATATATTTGGTGCATATCCCATAACGAGAAAGTCGCAGACGAAGAACTGCCTAAAAACATGATTGTTTCCGTATGGAAAGTAGTAAAAGTGTTGACTGATAAAGGATGGTGATACTATGAAATTCAATCAATACACATGGAACTTGTATAAACAGACCGTAATCGGAATAGAGATGATAAAATACTTTTCCGATGCAAGAGGGTATGCCTTATTCAAAGATTATTGTCTGCATGCTAATTTCATACCGGAAGATTTATACAACGACTGGTTGGAGAATATATATTGCTACAGTGTATCAGATTATGACCACCCTACATCATTGGAAGAAGCAAAAGGTTTATACATTTCACTTATCACATTAGGTATAAGGGTAGAAGAGCAACAATGGCTTCCTGCTAACGACTTCAAGAATATGCTTGAGATTATCCAGCCGATGTCCTATGTCTTATCACAGTTCGCCCCCGAATATTTCTTTCCATATCTATTTCTTTGCCGTATCTTCGAACTGAATAAAATAGCGGACTTTTTTAACATAGACCTCCCCAATATCCCCAAAAGAACTGATTACAAAGGAAGGTGTATGTATTATTGGGAACTTTGTGAGGTGCTTTATCTATTCAGGAAAGAAAATGGGCTATCTCCAGCAGAGCTATGGTCTTTCCTATACGACTTCGCCCCCAATAATCTTCCAAGCAAGAAAATAGACATACCCAAGCCGTCACAAGTATGGCTCATTGGTGGCAGATTATGCCAAGAAGATAAATCCTTAGAATCAAAATTCTGGCAATCAAGTCCTGATACGAAGAAAGGGGATATTCTTGTTCATTACGAAACGTCTCCAATCAGCGCAGTCACTTGCATAGAAATATCGCTTACAGATGGTGTAATAGACCCTCTATTCCGATATTATGGGTGTATCTATATTGGCAATAGAATAGCTATTCCTCACATCACATTAAAAGAGTTTCGGGAAGATGAATACTTCTCCAGCCACCCGCTCATAAGAAAGAACTTTCAAGGAGTTAACGGATGGTCAATGAGTAGCGAAGATTATTCAGAACTCCTACGAATGATAAAGGCAAAAGGATTTGATATAGATACCCTACCAAAGCTATATACTCCTACACTACCCAAGAATGTAAGTATAGAAAAAGAAAGAGATGTGGAACTACAACTACTGGAACCATTGCTTAACTCTATGGGATGGTATGAGAACAAAGACTTCATTCGTCAATTACCAATACATGCAGGACGTGGACACCGGATATTTCCCGACTATGCTCTGCATTACGATAATAAGCCAGACGAAGAAAAAGCAAAGGTTTTAATCGAGGCAAAACTCTACATGAAAAATAACCAGGAAATAGAAGAAGCATTTTTGCAAGCTCGCTCATATGCTTGCCTCCTTGAATCGACTGTAATAATCCTTTGTGACAAACGGTGTCTAATCGTTTATGAGAAAAAAGACAGCTTTGACCGAGATAGATACAAAAAATACTATTGGGGAGAACTTAAAAACACCGACATTTTCAACGAATTAAAGAACAAACTAAATATCTAAGATTATGAAGAAAATTTTATTTCTAATGGCAATGCTGCCAATGTTTGGTTTCGCACAAAATAAGTATTTCAATGCTGATGGAATCAATAAATTAAAAAGTATGGTAAGCCTTGCAAAATTACAGGCATCAACTTCATCAACCCAGATGGTTGCTGAAGCCCAACAACAATTTCTGAATAAAATAGATACTGCTCAAAACATAAATCCGGTATTAAAAGCTAACAAAGAATACATATCCGATTTATATTCCGAAATGTATCAAGGAAGCGGAAAAAATGATTTCAGTTTTGCCAATTCATCATGGAATCCAGAAATCCTTGTATACAATACAGGAAATATCTTACTTTTCAATACTTTAATATATTCATCTGTATTCAATAATAGAGTATTAGATAAAAGACAAAGAGCTAAACGTATAGTAGAAGATGTTTCTAATCTGATTTATCAGCGAATATCAAGCAAGATAACTACTAAAATACCTTATATAGGACTATGTGTTTCCTATTGTGATAAAAATTTTGGAGAAAAATATGAGTCTGCAAAAGCTGATTGTATCATCGTAGTAGCACCATCTTCTGCAATAAGGGCTTATGGAAATTGCCAAATCTCAGAAGATGAGTTTTGCAAAAAGTGCGATTACTATTTGAGTGATAAGGATGAATTTATGGGATTAAGAAAAATTGATTTAAAAATATATGATTGACTTTCTAACCATCATACTCCTAATATTCGGAGTACTGCAAATCATCCTCTTCTTCAAGGTATGGAGAATGACGAATGACATCAAAGAGATAAGGAACAAGTACCTTAAAGACGAGGACGAGAAACGGAGACAAGAAGCGGAACACGACCCATCTCCGAAAATCAGCGGTGGGTCTAAACCAACAATGTGATGATTTTATAAATTGTTTACCCATTGTTTACCCAAACAAGAACAAAACATAAAACAATAAAATGATTATCAACATAATACCCAACACAATTCCTTAGATTGTGGTTCTGAATGTCGAGGGTTCGAGTCCCTTCAGTCACCCAAGAAAAAGAGGAATTTCAGTGATGATTTTCCTCTTTTTTTATTATATACCCCCTTTACCGGGACTCAGGGTTCAGTTCGAAAAACTGGGTCAACGTAACAATCTGAGGGATTTTATATTTAAGCATATAATTTAGCAAGTCTATATAAGAAAAAAGCTCTCTCTCTTACTCCTCTGAACTGTGCTCTAAATGCTTTGATTTTAGCATTGAATGACTCTGCTGCGGCATTGGTTGCCCTCCTTTCAAAAAAATTGATTATATCCAGATAATGTGTTTGTATAGAACGTGCGACCCTTCCAAAGGTGAGGAACCCTGATTTATCTACTTCATCATACCACCTTGCCAGCCTTGTCAAAGCAATATCCTTAAACTTACACTGATGATAGATTAAGCCTAACCGCATAGACAGATAATATCCTTTCTTTATATCGGGATATTCCTTGAAAAGAATTTCAGCCCGTATTCTTTGAGACTGAGTCCATAAGGATTCCTTCTTGTAAAGCAGATAAATACTTCTCGCTAACAACTGCTTTCTTGTATCTCCATTAGCGAAAACAGGTGCATGATACATCTTTCCACAGGCCTTTGCATAAGCAATCTGAGTGGACTCTTCATCCAAAGCCTCCCAGCGAGCTTTTACACGCATCTCCTGCACAGCTTCATAAGCTAACTTCTGTACGTGAAAGCGATCGGTAACACGTTTGGCCGCAGGAAAGCAGATGCGTGCAATCTGCTCCATGTTAGGAGCCATATCCAAGGTTATCTCGCGCACTTGGTAACGGCGGCGACGGGAGAGCTTAAGCAGGACAGAAGTGACCGTATGAACGTCCGTACCTTTAATGATGGCAATCATACTACCTTTACCACCGTGAGCTTCTTTATTGGTCAGTACAGTATAGAGTTCCCCACGCGAGAGGGCTACCTCATCAATACAGATATAAGCACCGATATTCTTTTCGAATAGTAGCCAATCCTCTGCATGAACAAGTTGGTCCCAATGGAGATAACCACTTAGATGGTTACGGTATTGACGCTCCAATAAATCCCCGTCAACTCCAGATAAAACACCTAAGAGCTTGCAACTGATCGGATAGCTATCAATATAGTTCTTTTAAAAAAGACGCAAAATCTTGCGTCATACGAGTACCTTCAGCCACCATACGCCAGTTACGAGAGATATACTCATTATGCTTCTTTAAGAGCCAGCGACGACGACGAATATTAAGGAAGACCTTCTTGCCACGGAGAGGAAAATCCTGAACAATAACAGGGTCATAAAAGCCTTTACTCTCAGTATCCTGATCTGTATACTTCTCAGGAACCATATTTTTCTCCTCAAGGTAGAACACAACTTCATTTACACTTTCCTTCACATCAACAAGATCAAAGTAGTCTAAAGTGCCTTCAGGAAGAAGAAGGCGATAACCGTTTAACTCCATAAGCTATGAATTTGGAGACAAAGATAACAATTTATAAATTTACCCCTCAGGTTTTTACATTGACCCCTCAATATGAAGCATTGACAAAGATAAGTTCTGTATTTAGCCTGTTTAAGTCCAAACCTTCGGTTTGAATAAAAATCTTCCTCTACATTTCATTCCGAGCGTATTTTTATCCAAAGACTTGCACAGACTAAACACTTCACTGGAAAAGTCAATGATTAAAATTAAATTCCGAAAAACAATGTTTTCTAAATCTTCTACAAAAGAAACATTTCCTATTAAATTCAAAACAAGATATACAACAAAAAAACATATGATAAGGATATGGCTATTACCACTGCGTTTTCGGACAATACCTTAAAACGTCTTTTTCATTACTTGCCCAAGAATAAGATGTAGTTATTGGTAAATCAAATTTATATGGAAACTCTATTAAAGTTATAGCTTTGTAACCATCCATGTCAATAGGAGAAAACTCTCCACCGGGTTCATCATGCATGAAAAAGTCACCTTGCAGAGCATTACAATGCTCACAATGATTCGCCCAATACTTTCCATTAACAGTTTTAGAAAATCCCAGTTTAAAAGTAGGAAAACGTGAACATACAATATCTAAAATTTCTTTCTCTATATAACCAGGCATATAGAAAAAAAAAAATAATCTTGGAGATACCATTCTTGTAATGCCTCATCATCATCTGAATATTCATATATCCAAAATTTATTAGATGCAAAAGCTATCACGTCAATCATACCGCCACACTTCCAACAAGTTTTTTGAGTTACCCCTATCCAGAAAGGTGCTTTTGCGATTATTGATACCTTATCTGTGTCAATCCATTGAGAAAATAAATTGATGTCTTTATAATCGGGAACAAACCATGTCTTATTATCTTTATCCCAAAAAGCACCTTTTTCTTTTGCCAAATCTTTTTCGGAATAAGGCACATTTATTTTTAGCGGCATAATTTACATTTTAAATTTAACTTTCATATGAAAAACTCATGCTTACAAAAATACTAAATTAATAAGATATACATCAAATTAAATATAAAAATCTAACTAAATAAGATTGAGATTCAAGTGTTTTTAGGTTTCAAAAGTATAATTTCCACCTTAATAAAAAAGCTTTCCTTTTAAGATAGTGGAAATCATACTCTTTTAGATAGTTATTCTTTCCAACTTTCAAAGTAGTACTTTTGGAGCAGTTTATCAATATCGCTTTGGCGATAGATGATTTTACCTTTTATCTAGATAAAGGGGATTAGCCCTGTATCTCGCCACTCCTGCAAGGTTCGCAAACTGACATTCAGTTTCTTGGAAACTTCATTGTTAGAAAGAAAGCATTCCCCGTTCAGGTGAGACTTGTAATGCTTGACGATAGATTCAATGTCGTCCAGCATCGAATCGAGCGAAGAAATAAATTCTTGGACTTGTAGGGTATCTTTATTTATTAATTCCAT